GACCACGCGATCTTCATCGGTCGACGCGCCGAGGTTCGTCGGCACACCGGCATCGATCACGACCGGGATGCCGGCGATGGAGCCGACCGCCGCGTAGCCGGCAGCGGAGCCCGCACCGACGACGTTCTGGCCGGTGCCACCGACGACCTCGACCAGCGGGCGCTGGTTGCCGTCGCTCGCCGCGCACAGCCACGCCCAGCGGCGCGGGTGCATCACGATGAGGTCGGCCGCCGCGTAGCGGGCGCCGTTGACCTTGCCGATGCCGTTGTGGATCGCCGACACGAGCGAGGCGCCCGTGGTGCCGGTCCAGGCAGCCGTCTGCACCGAGGTGGTGTTCAGGATGCCCCAGTGGCCGCCGGCGGTGCCGTCGCCCGAGATGGCCGAGACGTTGGTCTTGGTCGCGTACTCGGCGAACAGGTCGGCGAGCAGGATCTCGGCGATGCCGGTGCCGCGCTCGACGGCCTGGCGGGAGACGACCTGCTGGCCGGCGAAGGTGCGCACGGGCACGACGAGGTCCGACTCGGCGAACGTGGTGTTCGACACGGCGGTGTTCTCGGTCGCCTGGGCGGCCACGGAGGTGCTGGTCGAGCCACGCGGGATGGTGATGTTCATGCCCGCCTCGGGGAGACCGATGTTGGTCACCGCCGACAGGAACGGACGGCCCGACTCGAGGTTCGGGGCGAACAGCTCGGTCAGGTACTGGGGCACCACGAGGCCGCCGAACGCACCGGTCGTGGACCGGTAGTCGATCTGCGACTCGCGCCGGTTGCGCTCGATGCGCTCGGCGGCGGCGGCGTCACGCTTCGCAGCGATGGCGTCGGCGAAGAAGTTGTGCTCGCCGTCGGGCCGGTAGGTGCGGGCCTCGGACACGACCGCGACGTGCTGGACGGCCTTGGCCAGGTCGGTGCGCAGCTCGGCTGCGGCCTCGTTGCGCTCGTTGAGCTCGGACATGTCAGCCTCCTGGGCCTTGAGAGCGTCGATGCGCTCGTCGATGGTGCGGAGCTCGGCGCGCGCGGCGTCGAACACCTCGGTCTCTTCGGGGGTGAGGTCGGTGCGGCCCTCGGCCTCGACTGCGTCGAGGATCTCGGTGACCTTCGCCTCGGCGCCGTCGCGCTCGTCGAGCGCAGCGGCGATCAGGGAGCGGATCTGCTCCAGCATGGGTGACTCCTAGGTGGGAGATGGGTAGGGACCACCGGGTGCGTCCAGGTGCCGACCAGGTGGGCCGCAGGGCCCGGCGTGGTCGACGGCGTGGTGCGCGGCGCGGTGTTTGGGCTCAGCCCCGGCGGAGCCGGTCGAACTGGGCCCGTGCGACGTCGAGGCTGCGGCCGGTGACGACCTCGTCGGTCGCCTCCTCTGCCGGGGCCTCGTCGTTGCGGAGCTTCGCCACGGTGGCCGGGTTGGCCGGGTAGGTGACGACAGAGACGTCGAAGAGCTGGACCTCGCGGATGGTGCGGACCGTGTAGTCCTTGCTCCACTCCTGGCGGCCCTCGCCCTTCGGGATGCGGAAGGCGAACGACATCTGGTCGAGGTCGCCGCGGTTCATGGCGGACCGCAGCTCCTGCACCGTCGGGTTGGCCGGGTCGAGCTCGGCGCGCACCTTCAGACCGACGTCGTCGGACGACAGCGTCAGCGTGCCCTCGCCGCCCCGGCTGCGGGCCAGCGGCACGCCGTCGTGGTTGACCAAAAGCCGCACGTCGGCCTCGCCGGCAGACTTGGCCGCGGCGCCACGGGCGATGACCTCGGTGAAGCCACCGGCCTCCGGCCCGCCGGCCACGTCGTAGCGGTACTCGTACACCAGCGCGTAGCCGTCAAGGACGGGCGTGTCGCCGTCCATGCGCAGCTCCACGTCGGCCAGGCGCCGGTGCTCGAGCTCGGGCACCTCGACGCCGTCGTCGGTCCGGCGGTACTCGTCGTTGATGGTCATGTCGGACCTCGTGGGTTCGGGGATCTCGGTGCCCTCGTTCATGGCTCGCCAGCCAGGTCGTCGGCGATGCTGTCGTCCTCGTCGGGCAGCGGCGGCAGGTCTTCTGTCGTCCTGACCTCGTTGACGGTCTTCCACCCGGCGGCGATCGCCGAGGCGTGCGCGGCGTACCGCTCGGTCGTGGTCATGCGCAGCAGTGCGTCACGGGTCGCCTGGACGTACTGCGGGCGGGGCAGCAGGTCGGTCAGGCCCGACTCGAGGATGTTGAGCACCGGGTCGATCGAGTAGCGGAGCAGGTCGACCGCACGGGACTCGACGTTGGAGTAGGTCATCGACGCGCCGGACTCGGAGCCGACCATCTCGGGCGGGACGCCCATGAACCGGCACACGTCCTGCACGGAGACCTTCTGGGCGTTCAGCCACTCGGCGTCCTGCGGGGCGATCGAGATCGCCTTGTACGAGAAGCCCTGGCCGAGCACCGCGACGCCACGCTCGGCGGTCACGGCGTGCTGCCAGCGGTCCTTGATCGCCGCGGCCTGCTCGGCGGTGAGCTCGGCGTCGGTCTCCAGCGTGCCCGTCGGGATGCCGCCAGACGTGAACCACTGCGAACCGAACTGCTGGGCCGAGACGCCCATGCCGACCGACTGGCGGGCGGCGGACAGGGCACTCATGCCGATCGGCGAGCCCGGCATCGTGTTCATCGCCCGGTGCCAGATGGCCGACGCGTCGACCTCGACGCCCCCGACCTTGTAGGTCACCTGGTCGGTCCGCCAGTCGTAGTCGGCGCTGACCAGGTCGGGGTGCAGGATCTGCACGGCGCTCGGCAGCGCCAGGTTGTTGCGGCTCACGACGAGGCCGTACACGTTGCCCCGCAGCACGAGGGAGTACACGGCCTGCGACAGCCACGACGTCAGCGGCTGCGTCCCGTTCGGCTGGCGCAGGATCTGCGGGTCAGGGATGCGGGTGTCGATGCCGCCGGCCTGCCGGTAGGCGTGGAACGGCAGCGTCGAGATCAGCCGGGCGTACAGGCTCGAGCACGCCCACACGGCCGAGTGGGTCAGGGCGACCGAGTCGGACACGTTCACCGTCTTCGGCGACAGGCGCATCATCTGCGCGGCCTGCACGAGCTCGGCAGCCGACGGGCCCGAACGCTTCTCGGGTTCGGAGAAGAACAGGCCCATGTCAGCGACGCTCCAGGAGGATGCCGAGGCCGACCAGCAGCAGGCCCGTGACCAGGAGGCCGAGGCGCAGGTCGACGGTCCACGCGGCAGCGGCCACCAGGGTGGCGCCGAGGAGCTCGATGGCGGTGGTGAGCTTCGAGCGCATGGACCTACCAGACGGCGAGAAGTGGGTCAGGCGTCTCGGCCTCGACCTCGGGTTCGATCGTTGTCACGCCCCACAGGGCGAGGGTCGCCGCAACGAGCGGCGAGATGTCGACGGCGGACGAGCTGCGCGAGAACGCCCAGGCGTCCCCGAGCTTGCGCTTGGCCGCACCGGCCACCGCAGCGGTCAGGTCCGGCTGGCCCAGGTGCCGGACCTTGTCGTTGAGCACGGCGTCGAACAGCCGCCCGCACGCCTGGGCCATGTCACGGCTCGACGTGGTCACGACGTTCACGCCGGCGGCCTCGAGCTCGGGGATGACCGTGGATGCCGGGCCGATCTGGTCGACGACGACCGCACGGGGCTTCCACTTGTCCCACAGCTGGACGATGCGCCCAACGACCCAGTCGGTACCGGGGCGCCGGTCGACGAGCTCGACGACGTGCTTGTCGTTGGGGCCGAGACCGGCCACGGCGACCGAGGCGTGCTCACGGTCGGGGGCGAAGTCGACGGCGAAGCACACGTCGTCGCCCGGCGACGTCTCCTTGTCGGTGCGCCGTTCCCACGTCGACACGGGGATCGGCGCCGAGGTGATGCCGTGCGTCCAGCGGTTCAGGTACGCGCGCTCGAACTCGGCGAGCTCCATCGACGTGAAGTCGGAACGGATCACGTCGAGGTCGATCGTGTGGCCCAGCGCCGGGTGGCACGACTGCCAGGTGACCGGGTCGGCCGGGTCGAGCTCGTCCTCGGCGGACCACTCGAAGAAGCACACGCCGTCGGTTACGCCCTTGGCCACGGCCTCCCGGCCACGGTCGACCTTCTGGCGCAGGTAGGTGCTGTCGGCCGTGCCGGCGGTCGACACGATCCACAGCTGCGGCTGGTCACGGGTCACCATCGACGGCTTCAGCGCCTGTTCCATGCGGGAGTCGACCAGGTGGAACGCCTCGTCGAGGATGCCGAGGTCCGTCTGGCGGCCGTGGCTCGACGTCTCGTGCGTCGCCGCGATCGTGTGCAACGAGCCGTTGTGCCAGCGGATCGCCTCCGAGCCGTTCGACCGGCGGACCGTGAACAGCGCCCCGAGCTCGGACCGCTCAAGCGCGGCGACGTGGCTGTCGGTGAACTGCAGGTACGCGTCGTTGCGGGTCTGCGCCGTGTACACGATCCGCTGGTCCGGCCACTTCGTCGCCCGCCACGCCATCAGCGCCAGCTGCAACGTGGTCTTCCCGGCCTGGCGGGGGATCGTCAGCACGCACTCCCGGTACACCAGGCGCTGCGTCGACGGGTCGAACTCCAGGGCGACGTCGGCGACGTGCCGCTGCCACGGCATCAGCTCAAAGCCGATCATCTCGGCGATCGCCGCAACCTCGCCGCCCCACGTCGGGCGGTCGGTCCTAGCGGTGCTCCACCTGGGCAGACAGGCGCGCGGCGAGCTGGTCGAAGGCATCGTTGACACCCGTGTCCTTGGTTGACAGCAGTTGCACCGTCGCCCGGTACTCGCGGGCCACGGCGGCAAGGCCGGAGCCGGCGTCGGAGTCCAGGGCGGCAGCGAGGGTCATGGCCAGCGAGGCCACGGCCTCGAGCTCGGCAGTCCAGTCGGCGTCCTTGCGGCGGAGCGCCAGAAGGGCCTTGAGCTTGCGCGTGTTCATGGCCCTCCGTTGCAAGTTCTTGCAGTCGCCCGGCGGCCCGGCCGGTCGACCTCGAGCGGCACCCGCTCAGACCCCTTTGTTTGCAAGGGTCTCGTCACGAACCTCGGGGAGAGAGTCCAGACGGT